GCTAAGAAGACAGCAATCAGTAAGTCTTTCCGTTCTATGCTCAAGGCAAAGACCACTAACAAAAAGATCCTCTCTTCCTTCGCTACAGTCATTTCTTAAACTGTCCACAGCGGGGTCGTCATGACCCCTTTTACCCTTATACTAAGTTCATCAACAAACAAAGCAAATGCCTCGTCCTGCTCAAGTCGATATGATCCAACTGTTCTCTTACATTGAGCACAACTATGGTACTGAAGTCGGCACCGCTGCTCTAAAGGCAGGTGCTGAGTATATGGGATATTCTTACGCTACTATTGCTAACCGTATGGAACCATATAAGTCTGGTCGTGGTAAGTGGAACCTGACTGTTGACGAGGTACGAGAACAACTGGAAGAGATTGTTACTGTTCCCACTAATCTTGTTCCACCTAAGGACGAAACTTTTGTTCCGTTTGGTAACTTCACTGATCTTAAGAAAATTCTTGGTTCCGAGATGTTCTATCCTGTGTTCATCACGGGGATGTCAGGTAACGGCAAAACTTTCTCTGTTGAGCAAGCATGTGCTACTCTAAATAAAGAGTTAATTCGGGTAAACATTACCATTGAAACCGACGAGGATGATCTTATTGGTGGGTTCCGTCTTGTTAATGGTGAAACTGTTTGGCATAATGGTCCTGTCATCGAAGCTCTGGAGCGGGGAGCTGTGCTGCTTCTAGATGAAGTTGACCTGGCATCTAATAAAATCCTGTGTCTCCAATCTATCCTTGAAGGCAAGGGAGTGTTCCTGAAAAAGACTGGACTCTATGTTAATCCTGCTCCTGGTTTTACAGTAGTTGCTACTGCTAATACTAAGGGTAAGGGATCTGATGATGGTCGTTTTATTGGTACTAATGTATTGAATGAAGCATTTCTTGAACGTTTTGCTTTGACCTTCGAGCAAGAGTATCCCACTCCTTCTATTGAGGCAAAGATCCTTAGTAAGATGTGTGATGACGATGAGTTTGTTTCTCGTCTAGTTGATTGGGCAGACATCATTCGTAAGACTTTTAACGATGGCGGTATTGATGAGATCATTAGTACACGTCGCCTTGTTCATATTATCACTGCTTATAAAATCTTTGGTAAGAGGATGAAAGCAATCGAGTGTTGTGTCAACCGATTTGATGATGAGACTAAGGAATCATTCCTGTCCCTTTACGAAAAAATTGACGACAAAGTTGAGGATACAAATGATCAATGAGTTTCACGGTTACCGTGGTAACATCGCCCGTCTTAAAGACGGGCAGACAGTTAAAATTCTTGATGGTGAAGGACTCAAACTTTATCTTCAAGATGTTGACGGGAACGTCATTGAATGCTATCATGATGAACTGGAGTACATCTTCGCCCCATAATATATGAGAAAATACAATGAAGACGCTCTGCTCAAAGAGCTAAGTGATTACATTTCTGGAACCTATGGACAACACTATTCTGCTGGTAACGACAGCATCCAAACGTTAGACTTGATTGAAGCATGTGGAGATGCTGAGGCATTCTGCCGTAGCAACATCCTCAAGTATGCTTCACGCTACGATCGTAAGGGCACTGCCCGTCGTGATATCATTAAGATCCTTCACTACGCTCTGCTGCTGCTACATTTTTCTGACAAATCTCAAACTACTGAGGAGTACCCTAATCGATGAGTCAACTTTCACTTACGCCCCAAACTACATCTGTCCTGAAGAACTTCTCGACAATCAATGGATCTATTATGATTCGTGAGGGTAACGTGCTAAAAACAATCAGTGTCGGTGAGAACATGATTGCTCAGTACACTTCACCTGAGATGTTCCCTAAGACCTGTGGTATCTATGATCTTGGTCAGTTCCTCATGGGTCTGAGTTTGTTCCAAGATCCTGGTCTTAACTTTGAAAACGATGAGTATGTCACCATCCGTGGTGGTCGCCGCTCCGCTAAGTATTACTTCTCCGATCCTGAGATCACCCTGAAGTCTGCTCCTGATCGTGATGTCAAGTTCCCTGGTGCTGACATGGAGTTCTCCCTGTCATCTGAAGATCTTGTTCAACTCCAGAAAGCATCTGGTGTCTACAACTTGCCTGACCTATCTTTTGTTTCTACTGAAGATGGTGTAGTCACACTTAATCTTTGTGATAAAGAAAACGATACTGCTAATGCTTACACTCAAGAAATTCGAGGCACTTCCACAGGTGCTTACGAACTGTTTCTAAAAGTTGAGAACCTTAAATTATTTCCTGGTGACTATAATGTGAAGATCTCTAGTAAATTGATTACCGAGTGGCGTCATATCACGCTTGACCTTGTATACTATATTGCTCTTGAACCTTGATTATGAAAAAATTTCTTTGGGTTGAACAGTATCGCCCTCAAAAGATTGATGACTGTATCCTTCCTGAGAATATTAAGAAGTCCTTTCGTGGGTTTGTAAATCAGGGAGAGATCCCTAATTTACTACTTGCCGGGACTGCTGGTATCGGTAAGACTACTGTTGCTAAGGCACTGTGTGAGGAGATTGGTGCTTCTTACATCGTGGTTAATGGATCCGATGAGGGACGCTTCCTGGACACTGTGAGGAACCGTGTGAGGCAGTTTGCCACTACAGTCTCCTTGACCTCTGGGGGTGCCCACAAGGTCGTCATTATTGATGAGGCAGACAACACCACTAGCGATGTTCAACTGTCTCTCAGGACCGCTGTGGAGGAGTTCCACAACAACTGTCGTTTCATCTTCACCTGTAACTTCCCTAATAAGATCATTGAACCTCTCCATAGTCGCTGTACTGTAGTGGACTTTAAGATCAATACCGAACAGGCAATGGAGTTACAGGGTCAGTTCTTTGTTAGAATAAAAGAGATCCTTGAGGAACAGAATGTTGAATATCAGGACAAAGTATTGGCGAAGGTTGTTAAGCGTTACTATCCTGATTGGCGTCGTCTTATTAATGAGTGTCAACGCTTTGCTGCCGCTGGCAGTATTAATACTGCTATTCTTGCTGATGTTGCTGACATTAACTTAGACGCTCTCATTCGTTCTCTCAAGGCAAAAGAGTTTACTATTGTACGTAAGTGGGTTGTTGACAACATCAACAATGATCCTGTTACTGTAATGAGAAAACTTTATGATGTCTTGTATGATAATCTTAAGGGAGGATCTATTCCTGAAGCAGTGCTAATCATTGCCAAATACTCTAGAGATATTCAAATTGTTCCTGATCAAGAAATCAATCTGTTGGCATGTCTTACTGAAATCATGATGAGTTGTGAGTTCAAATGATTAAGACAACTCCTCAAAATGTAAAGGAAGCAAACGAAGGTCTCTTCTATGCTACAATGAACCTACCCCATGCTGCTGTCCATTGTGGAATGACAGAGCGTGAAATGAAAATGATCTTTCGTGAATATCTAAAGTACCATGCCCCAGACTTTGAAATCCCTGAAAACACCTTTACGTTACCCAGGCGGAAAGAGTCGTGCCCTGAGTAAACTCTTTCAGTATATTCCAAACCTGAAAGATTACACTGAGTATCGTGAACCATTCTTGGGTGGCGGTTCTGTGGCATTAGAAATCGGTAAACGATATCCACACCTAGACATCTGGGTCAATGATCTTTATGGACCACTCTATAACTTCTGGCGAGTGCTTCAGGATCAAGGACGAGAACTTCGTGACCAGTTGGTTCAACTTAAGTATCGTCATCCAGAACCAGTATCAGCAAAAGAATTGTTTTTAGATGCTAAGGACATATTAGATATGGATACAACATCTGACTTATCTCGCGCTGTTGCTTTTTACGTTGTTAACAAGTGTTCTTTTTCTGGTCTCACTGAATCCAGTTCCTTCAGTAAGTCAGCATCAGATAGCAACTTCTCGATGAGAGGCATTGATAAACTCCCTGAATATTCAAAAATGATATCCAAGTGGAAGATCACTAATCTATCCTATGAAAAACTCTTTAGCGACAGCAAGTCAACCTTCGTCTATCTCGATCCCCCCTATGAAATCGGATCTAATCTTTATGGTAAGCGAGGAAACATGCACAAGGGATTTGACCACGACAAGTTTGCTTCTGATTGT